AGTCGCTTTGGGAAAACCGCGCCGCGCGCCAGCCGCCGGCATTGCCCACCCAGTCGATGGTCGCGCCTGCCGGGATCGTGATCGGCGCGCCGGTCCAGTTGCTTTGCGCCGGCGCGCTGCCGGCGGCAGCGAAATTCACTGCCGTCAGACAGTCAATGCTCAATTCGCGGTTCTGCAAGACGGGCAAGCCAACCTGCACGGTGGCGGTGGCACCGGTCCCGTTACCGCTGATGGTCGCGGTGGTGCCGGCGGCGTAGCCGGAGCCGAAGCTCGACATCTGGATGCCGATGACCTTGCCTGCGGAGCACCAGACGATGGCGGTGGCGCCAGTGCCCGCGCCGGAGAAGTCGACGGTCGCGCTGGTATAGCCGCTGCCGCCATTGGTCACGCGAGCAAAACAGATTTGCCCCTCCGCCTGTGCCATCTGCAAGGTAACGATGCTCTCGATCGGCGCCGAGGATTGCGAAATGCTGACGCGATCGACGATGTCCGGAACCGTCAACGTATACACGCCGTTGACGCTGACCGGATTGGCGGGCCAGCTCGACGACATGTTCAAGAGGTTGCCGCGCATGATCATGGCGTTGGTGTAAGGCGAGATCGCGTCGGTCAGGTTGGCGTTTGAATTGCCGACGATCACATTCTCCGCGACCAGCAGGTTCTGCGGCGCATCCCGGATCAGAATCGGAATCACGTTGCCGCTGTAATAGATCCAGTTGCCGATGATCGATAGGTTATTGCAGGCGATGCCGAAATTGTTTCCAAACCCGTCGGATTCGACGTTCTGGACCGAGAAGCCGACGCCGGTGCAGTCTTGAAGAAAATTGTCGCGCGCGGTGCAGTTCGACCCGCCACCGATGTTGATTCCAACCAGCGATCCGTTCACATAATTGTTGCCGACTTCGGTGAAAACCGACCCGCCGCAATCGATTCCGAAGGCCGAGGCGCCGTTCACCATGTTACCGATGATCTTGCAATAGCCAGTATCGCACAGAATGCCGGCGCCGCTGCCTGTTACGGCGCTGTTATTCGTGCATAGATTGCCAGTGACCAAAATATTACGGCCGGAAATATAAATGCCGTATTCGCGATTGCTGAAGCAATTATTTGATGCAACCAGCGCCCCCAGCACGTCTGGATTGGCGTTGCCGTAGACGACCGGCGCCGTATTGGTCGCATTGAAATTGCCGACGATGATGCCGCAAATGTTGTTCCAACAGGTATTATTGGCGACCACCGGGCCACGTATCTTCAACGTAAATGTGGGGTCCTGGCTATCGATCTGGATACCATTTCCCGAATTGTCATGCGCGCGGCAATTGGTGATGCTGATATAGTCCAGCGCCTGGACATAAAGACCATTGGACGAGTTCCCGGTAAACTCGCAATGGTCGATATCATGCTCGGTGATGGCGGGATCGCTGGCGACGTAGGTGAGGCCAGAACTGCCATTGGCATTCTGGGCATTGCGGAACACGCAGCGGGTGATCACCGAGCGCGTGCAATTCGCCTCGATCAAGACAGCCGACGTGTTTGCCGTGATCGTCGTGTTGGCGTCGAAGATCACGCCATCCAGAAAGACGGTGGCCGTTCCGAAGCTCAGCCAGGTCGCTGCGGGAGCGTTACCCAGCTTGGATTGCGCGGATCTGAGCAGCACGGTCTGACCGGGCACGCCAATCATCGTCACGCGACTTCCAGTGATGTCGCATTCGCCGGCGATCGCATAGGTCACCGGGCGAAAGCGCACCGGATTTCCGGACGCGATCGCGGCCAGCAATGCCGGGCCGTCATCGGTGACGCCATCACCCTTGGCGCCAAAATCTTCGATGGCGACCGCGTTGGCGGCAAGCGCATCCAAGGTCCGCGCCGTCATCGCGCCGGCGGCGGTCGCGATTAGCGCGCCGCCGGGCACGCCCGCGACGTTTCCCATCGCGCCGAGGAAATTGGCGTAGGACACGCCGACATTGTTGCCGCTTTGGCCGAGCGGAACGATATCGTTGGCGCCAGGCGGCGTTCCCGTCGCGAGGGTCGGTATCTGGAACGGCGTCGCGGTGGCGGACAAGGTGCTCCCGGCGATCGCTAGATTGGCGCCGATGGTGATGGGCACCGGCGCCGCGTTGCCAGGCCCCACGCCGCCGAGCAGCGTGTTCTGCGGCAGGCTGAGGGCAGGCTGCACCCCCGCCAATACCTGCGCGCGCGTCGCCGCCAGCGTCTGCCCGTTCTGATAGATCGGCAGTTCATCCGTATCGGCCACCGAGCTCGCCGGCGGCAATTGTCCGATTGTCGGCATCCTTGGCCCCTCAGAACGTTGTCAAAGGCGTGCCGGTCGGGTCGGTCAGCGGCTGGCCGGCCGGAGTCGTCAGCGCGGCGGCTGGCGCGGGAATTGTCGCCAGCGTCGTCACCGGCAAAGCAACGCTGCGCGCCAGCGTCCGGCCCGCCGTGGTGCCAACGGTGATCGTCACGGTGTAGGTGGTCTGCGCCTGCCCGCCTGAGAGCCACAAGACCGCGCGGGGACCGTCGGCAGTCGCACTGGCCAGTATCAGGTCGCCGGGATTATCCGGACTGATCAACACGTCCAACGTGCTGATCGTATCGCCAGGATTGGCGGTCAATGCCGGCGAGACATCGAAAACATAGTCGAGCGTGTCGCCGGGATCCTTGGCCGGCCATTGCAACGGCAACGCTGGCGGAATTTGCGGCCCTCGGGGCGTCGCGACAAAGCCATCAATCTGCGCGTAGCGGGCGTTAGACGGCAACCAGGTATGGCTGGCGGGCGTACTCATGGCTGCGTTCCTCAATATTCAACGATCACGACGCCCGCGGCACCGGCGCCGCCGGGATAACCAACGGGGCTAGATCCCGTTGCGGCACCGCCACCGCCGCCACCGCCGCCATGGCCGACGGCCGAAAGGCCTGGCTGTGGGCCACTTGCGCCACGGCCATTGCCAGGGCCGCCGCCATCACCACCGCGACTGGCCACGACGATGCAGTCACTGCCCATCGAGCCACCGCGATTGATCTGGCCGCCGACACCGGCACCGCCGCCACCCCCGGCCATCGCAAACTGCACGGTCGTGCCGCCCTCGCCGCCGGATCCGCCGGTTGCCAGCATATAAGCGCCAAAGCTTGAGGTGCCGCCATTATTGCCATTGTCCGGCGTGGCCGGCGCGGCACCGCCCTCGCCCACCGTCACCGCAATGCTCTGCCCAGCGGTTAGCCCACCGACAATGCCGCTGGCCTGGCCGCCGGCGCCGCCCCCGGCACCGGGCAGGGTGCTGTGATAGCCGGCCGCGCCGCCGCCGCCGATCATCGAGACTTTTACCGCGCTGACACCGTTCGGCACCGTGAAATTGCCGGAGGCGTTGAATACCTGCATCGCCGCAAAGCCGGGCCGCAGGCTCGGCAGTTTGAAGTTGATGAACGGCGCTCCGGTTGCGACCACGATATTGGCGGCGGTTACCGCCACCTGGCCAAAATTCACGGTGATGACGTAAAGACCAACCCAGCCGCTATCCACAGGCGGCGTCGTCTGCGTCCCGGCGGCGGCGGCGGCCCCCGGTTTCAACTGCAACTGCACGCGTTGGATACGTTGGGTATTCTGCGCCGTTCCCGAGTTATCGGGCCCTGAATAGGGCTGAGTCGGGTTCGCGGCGTTGACATAGGGCAGCACCACCGGCGCGGTATCCGATTCCGAGAACGCCGCCTCGATCAGGTAGTTCACAGACTGACCGGACGTGACCGGCGCGGTCAGCGTGAAACTGGTCGCTTGCAGATTGATCCCGGTCTTCACGATCTGGTCCGTGGTGTCCGCGGCCAGCGAGCCATAGGCATTCGCGTCAAGCGGCGCAAACTGGGTGATGCTGCCGGGCCCGACATACACCGTCATCGACGCCGGCGTGGCCGGCGTGCAGGCCAGGCCGTCCACCACCACGCTGGCGCCGAGCACGGCGCCGCTGAGCGCCGCGATTCCGACCATCGCGCTGCGATTCAGGCCCAGAATATCCGTATCCAGGGGGATACTCCCAGGATAGACGATGTTACGATCCATGACTGATCCTCAGTTCGAGATGTTCATCCAGGCGATGGTGGCGGCGGGCAGCACCGCGGCGGCAGCGGCGTAGATATCCCCATCGCTGATCGCACCAGGAAAATCGCTGACGTTTGAATAGAACATCGGCGCCTGGTTATAGCCGCCAGGGCCGGTGCCATAGCCCCCGGCATTGCTGACGGGCGTTGCATTCGGGCGATAGCCGGTGACGAACACCGCGAATGGAACATTCATGGAACCGTAGCCGCCTACGGCATGATACCCAAGCGTGCCGGTGTTGTAGCCGCCGGTATCGGCCGCGTTCAAAGGCTCGAACACCGCGGGCGCGCGGCCCGTGAGGTTCGTCAACGCCGCCACCAGCCCGGCGCGGGTTGCGCGCGGGATCAAAAGATTGGCGCGGATGCGGGCGCTGAACGCGGCATCCGCCTCACCCGCGCGGCGTGGTAGTGCGGTACCGAAATAATCCACCGAGGCGATGTCCAAAAAGACGCCGCTGGCGGTCACGATCCGCGCCTGAGCGGCGACCGTGGTCAGCAGGCTGTACAGACTGCTCCATGCGGCGGCCAGGCCGGTCAGCACCGCGTCCAAAACCGGCGTCACGTCAGCAAACCAGCGTGCCGGCAGCACCAGTTTCAGCCGGGACAGCATGTCATTCATATCGCCGGTCATGACGCTACGACACCGTCACGGTGCCGGCGATGATGGCGCCGAAAGGCGGAGGGGCCAGATCTGCCGTCCCGCCGTTCAGCAGCACGGCGGACACGTTGGTCACGGACCCGGAAGCCGCGTAGGCGAGTTGCGCTAGCCGGGTGTAATTCAAGGACGCCCCAACGCCGAGCGAGGCAATGTAAGCCTCGATCGCGGTTGCGACCGCCGCGACCGAGGTTTGATGCAAGGCGCCCGACACCGTGGTCAGGATCATCGAAACGTCGGCTGCCGTCACCACCGGGCCTTGCACCGCAAAACTTGATCCGACCGGCCGCACATTGTTCACTGTCTGATGCACAAGGCTTAGCAGGCTGGCGGGCGGGTGGCCCGAGCCGTCATCCACGGTAACGACAAAATGCCCCATCTGGACAGCGCCCGTCTGGTCGACATTCTCCGTTATTTCATAGGTCAAACCTTGCTGGATTCCGGCGATCGCTGCACCGATCGCGAGCGTCGTCGCCTGCGAAAGGCTGGCCAGGTAATTGCCAAACCTGGCCCGGAAGGCGGTATCGGTTTCCGCGTCCAATCCGCCGGTAAGGGCCAGCGCGTTGGTTACCGTATCAACCCCGGCGATGGCGCTGCTGAGAACCGCGATCGCGCCAGGCTGCACATTTCCGGCGGTGCCGGCGACGCTGGCGACCACCGCGATGGTCAGGCTGGCAACACCGGCCGCCAGATTATAGCCATTCGCAACGGTACTGAAGGCGACATTGCTTGGATCTGCAACAACCAAAAAACTCTGTGAATTATCCACTGCCGAAACGCTGGTGCCGACCGGGATGAACGCCGCGGCACTCGGCGTAAAGCGAGAGACCGTGACGGCCCCCGTCGCGGCAACGGCTGGCAACCGGGTGAAGCCAAAGTCAGCGCCGAACGTGTCACAGTCGTTGCCGGTGCTGGTGGCCAGCCGCGTGGTCGCCAGAACCTGCACGATCAGCCATTGCAGCCACAAAGCGAGCGAGGCGTTGGCCTCAAGAATCGCACGCAGGACGGAACCAACCGTCAGATCCAGCAGAGTTTGCGCGGCACCCTGCACGGCCGCCGCCATATTCTCAACCAGCGCCGCGAAATTCTGTAATGACAACTGCATTTTTCTATACCGGAAAGGAGAGCAGGTTGGTCTCGCCGGTCGCGGCGTCCGCGTAACGGACCGTCAATGTCACTGTTCCATCGCTCGCGACGGTGGCAGCGATGGATGGCGCCGGTGTCCCGGCCACCGCGGCTTCCAGCAGCATCTGCTGGCGCGCGACGCCGGCGATGGCCGCCGCGGCGCCGGGGTGGCCGACAAACTGCCCGAGTCCGGCCCCGTAAGTCAGTTGCCAGATATAGTCACCTGCATTCGTCAGCAAGCGGCGCAGGATGCGCTGTTCGGTCAGCGCCGACCCATCCACGACCGCCAAATCCCCCGTGGGAGCAAGCGACAAATCCCCGCTGAATTGCAATTCCAGATCGGCCATCACACGGTCACCGAAGGCAGACCGGTCTCACTGCCCTGCGGGTCGCTATGGGTATGCGTGTCGTGCGCGTTTCGTAACGCCGCGACTGTTCCATGGGTCCCGCTCTGATCCGAGATATCCCCTGTCACGACCAGGTTGCCGGCGATGTTCACGGTGGAAGCCTGCACGGCGATGGTCCCGTCATTATGCAATTTCAGAAAACTTCCGCTTGCGTGCCGCAGCCACAGCTCTCCGGCCGGCACGTTCATCGGCTTGTCCACGGCCGACCAAACGCAGCCGATGATGACCCCCTGTTCGGCATCGCCTTCCTGCGCAACGACCAGAACCTGATCACCGGGTGTCAGCGGCGCACCCAAGCCCCAGCCAGCCCCGACCCATGCGGAGAGAATCGGCAACCAACCGCTCAACACATTTTCTGGCTGGATCAGCACTTTCGCCGCGTAGTTCGCCGGGTCGAAACTCGCGACCAGCCCGAACCGGGCGGCTCCGGAGATTCCGTCCAGCCCGCCGGCACGGGCCTTTACAGCATTCCAAAAACGGTCCATTTCGCTCCTTGGAGCCGAATGATGTTGAAACGGTATCCTTATCGGTAATTGAGATCCCGTTTCAGGTTGTTCGGAGCGCCGTGGCAGTTCGACTAAATATCATCGAAATCTACACAGCAACGGCGTACGCCCGGACCGATTGGGTGAACCCGGTCCGTGAATCCAGGGATCGTGTCACCGCGGTTACCGCGTAGAGCTGATCCAGCGGCGAGTCTGTTCCCGCAAGCAGGAATTGTGCCGCTGGCGATAGCACCAGGTCACCTGGCATCGTTCCGGTTAGAATCGTGATATGCTGTCCCAGCGCCGCCAGATGGTTTGCCGCCATGTCCTCGGCCTGGGCTGCCGTCATGTTGGGGCGGACCAGTGTTGTGGACAAGCCCACCGCGGTACCGGCGCTCCGCGTGTTCACCGTCTTGTTCCGGCTGTCCCACGATACTACTCTCACCATCGTTGGAATGGTCGTTGCCCTATCGCAAC